CCATAAAGGTTGGAGGTTTTTTTGCTTTAGGCCTTGGATGTCTTTTCAAGATAATCCAGCGGCATTGCAGACAATTAACTCATCTCATATTATTGTTACGGCGAATCCTTCACCTAGCATATTAAAATATTATAAGTCATGTTTAAAGGCGATAACAAGTGATCTTAAAGGTAATAAGCGGAAGAAAGCTTATGCTAACTTAGATGAGATACAAGACGAGCTAAGAGAGCTTACAGATGATGAAATGGATGAATTTTTAGAAAAGAAGTATGGAGCCATTAAAGAGGATATAATTTCCGACGACTCTGATAGTGGTAACATAATAAAGTTTAAACCCCGAAGCAATAAGACGTTTCACTAGGGTATTCCTTCCTCCCCAATATACTCTTCTATTCTATCACACTTTTTAAGCTTTGTAAACAGTTTTTTATGCAAATGCTTTGAAAAAATAACTGTTTACTTTTAGCTAAAATAAGTGTATAATAGAACCATACAAAGGATAAAAAGATGGCACGTAAAAAAAGTATACATTATGTTAATAACTCTGACTTTTCTTCTGCAGTAGTAGAATATGTCGAAAGAGTTGACAATGCTAGAAAAGACGAAACAACTATTCCAACTGTACCAGATTATATTGCTCAGTGTTTCTTAAGGATAGCCGAAGGGTTATCACATAAGGCAAACTTTATAAGATACACATACAGAGAAGAAATGGTCATGGATGCAGTTGAAAATTGTTTAAAGGCTATAGGTAACTACAACTTAGAGGCAGCGACCAGAACTGGTAAACCAAATGCATTCGCGTATTTTACGCAGATAACTTGGTACGCATTCTTAAGAAGAATCACAAAAGAAAAGAAACAACAAGAAATCAAACTTAAGTACCTAACTAAATCAGGCATTGAAAGCTTTATTGATACCGGTAATGAAGAAGTTGCTGCTGGAACGGCTGCGCACTTTGTTGATACATTAAAAGATAGAATTGCAAGAGTTCGAACAACAGATAATGAAGTGAAAGAAATAGTGAAACAAGAAAAGAAGAAACGAAAAGCAAGAATAGCTGATTCAGATTTAAGTGAGTTTATGGAATGAAGATAGCCGTACTGAATGATACACATACGGGAATACGCAACTCTTCTGAAATATTCTTAAATAATGCAGAAGATTTCTATAATAACATATTCTTTCCTGAGTGTGAGAAGCAAGGCATTAAACAAATCTTGCACCTTGGTGATTTTTATGATCATCGAAAGTTTGTTAACTTTAAAGCATTAAACCACAATCGTAGAGTATTTCTTGATCAATTGAGAATACGTGGAATGACTATGGATATTATTCCCGGAAATCATGATACTTACTTTAAGAATACTAACGAGCTTAACTCGCTAAAAGAGTGTCTAGGCCACTACATGAACGAAGTGAATATTATTATGGAGCCAAAAGTTATGAGCTATGGTTCACTTAATATAGGATTAGTTCCATGGATTTGTCAAGATAATTATACTCAGTGCATGAACTTTATAAAAGAGTGTAAAGCAGATTGGATTGGCGCACACTTAGAGTTAAATGGATTTGAATTAATGAGAGGTGTAAAGAATCATCATGGCATGAATCCTAAAATCTTTGAAAGATTTGAAATGGTTCTAACTGGTCATTTTCACTGCTCATCAAAACAAGAAAACATCTGGTACTTAGGTAGCCAACTTGAGTTTTTCTGGTCTGATGCACACGATCCTAAGTACTTTCATATTATTGATACAGAAACTAGACAAATAGAGAAGATAAGAAATACTCATACTTTATTTGAAAAAGTCCTTTACAATGATGAAGAAATAGATTATAATAGTTATAATAAAAACTTTTCAAAGAAGTTCGTAAAAGTGGTAGTAGTTAACAAGACCGACCCTTTTACATTTGATAGGTTTATCGATAACATACAAAATCAAGATATTTATGAGTTAAAGATTGCAGAAAACTTTAATGAGTTTATTGGTGCTAATGTTGATGATGAAGAAATGAACTTTGATGACACTACTGAAATCGTTGATAGCTATATTGAAGCGGTCGACACAGACTTAGATAAAGACAAAATAAAAGTTCAAATGCGTGAACTAATGACAGAGGCCCAAGCACTAGAAATATCATGATAATATTTAAAACTATAAGATACAAGAACTTCTTGTCATCAGGAAATTCATTTACAGAAATATCTCTCGATAATCATAAGACTACGTTAGTAGTAGGTCATAATGGTGCCGGAAAATCAACCATGCTTGATGCATTATCATTCGCGTTATTTGGTAAACCACATCGTAAGATTATGAAGAGTCAACTCGTAAACTCAATTAACGCAAAGCAAACGGTTGTCGAGATAGAGTTTACTATAGGTAAAGCTAATTTCAAAATTATAAGAGGCATTAAGCCAAATATATTTGAAATATGGAAAGATACTGTGATGATTAATCAGTCATCACATGCTAACGAATACCAAAAGATCCTTGAGCAAAATATCTTGAAACTCAATCATAAGAGTTTCCATCAGGTAGTTGTGCTAGGTTCTTCCTCCTTTATACCCTTTATGCAGCTTAATGCTGGACACCGTAGAGATGTTATTGAGGATCTTTTGGACATTAACATTTTTTCCAAAATGAATACTATACTGAAAGAAAAGAACTCAGTACTTAAGGATAGTATATTATCTGTAACTAACAACACCAATATAGTAAAAACAAAGATTGAGCAGCAAGCAAAATACATTAGGGATATCGCAGCTTTAACTGAAGAAAATAAAAAGAAATATGAAAATCAATTAGGAAAAGCACAAAAACGAATAGAAAAGTTACAAGAATATAATAATCAATTAAGCGCAGACATTGAAGATAATACTTCACTCGAAGAACTAAAAACACTGCAGAAAAAGAAGAATGACATCATTTCACAGATAGCACAAACAAAGCAAGAAATGAAAACAATTGCAAAACGTGGAATGTTTCTAGAAAAGAATGACACTTGTCCTACATGTGACCAGACTATTGATAATAAAGATGCCTTAATGAATAAGGCTAAAAATGAAGCTTATCAAATACAATCTACATTAAACTTAATTGAAACTCATAGCACGCAGATCGACAAAGATATGCTAGCATTAGAAAAAATTATTGCAGATATTACTGAAAAGACCAACACTATGAATGCCAATAATCGTGAGATAAAGTCACTTAATCAGAGCAATAATGAATTAAGAACATACTTAGAAGGTGAGGTATCTGCCGACTTATCCGAAGCGAGAGCAGACTTAGAGAGACTGAACACCAGTAAAGAAGACTTATTTGAAGAAAAGCTGAAGCTAAATGAACAAGTTAACTACAATGGTGTTATAGCCGAGATGCTTAGAGATACAGGTATAAAGACTAAAATAATAAAGCAGTACTTACCTGCAATTAATAAACTTGTTAACCAATACTTACAAGTTCTAGATTTCTTTGTGCACTTTAACCTAGATGAAAACTTTAATGAAACTATAAGGTCAAGACATAGAGATGACTTCACTTATGACTCATTTAGTGAAGGTGAAAAGCAAAGAATAGATTTATCGTTGTTATTTACATGGCGTCAAATAGCAAAGATGAAAAACTCAGTAGCTACAAATCTACTGGTACTCGATGAAACATTTGATTCATCACTCGATCATGATGGAATTGAAAACTTATTAAAGATACTATATACTCTTGATGCTGGTAGTAATACATTTATTATATCACACAAGGGTGACATATTAGATGGCAAGTTTGAACATAAGATCGAGTTTATTAAGGATAGAAATTTTTCTAAGATGAAAAAATAACTGTTTACAAATGTTAAAAACTGTGATAGAATATACTATAAAATTAAAAAGGAAGGTTTATTATGGAACTAAGTGAAAACACTTTAAATATTCTTAGAAACTTTTCTAGTATTAATCAAAACATCTTGATTAAAACTGGAAATAATATTAAGACTATTAGTGAAGCAAGGAACGTGGTGGCAACTGCCGATGTCACCGAAGAGTTTACTAAAGATTTCGGCATATATGATTTAAACGAATTTATTGGAGTTATGGGACTAGTCGATGCTCCAAGCTTAAAATTTGAGGAGGACTTTGTTATTGTTTCTGACTCATCAGGCAGGTCAAAAGTAAAATACTTTTATGCTGCTGAGGAAACACTAACCTCTCCTACAAAAGACGTCACCATGCCTGACGCTGATGTAAAGTTTACTTTAGATAATAACACATTAAATAAGTTAAAGAAAGCTGCATCAACACTCGGTCATAGTGAGGTGTCAATAAGAGCTAAAGATGGCGTACTAAGTTTATCAGTGGTTGAAAACCAAAACGCAACATCAAATGCTTTCTCTATTGATATAGATGGTGAGTTCAAGCAGGACGCTGTCTTTAACTTTATCATAAGTATTTCCAACCTTAAGATCCTTCCGGGTGACTATGAGGTAGAAATATCTTCAAAATTAATAACGCAGTTCAAGCATAAAGAAATACCTTTAAGATATTGGATTGCACTCGAAAAATCGTCAACTTACGGAGCATAATGACATGTCAGATAATTTAACTCAATTAAAGGATCTTGCCAATAAGGCAAGCAGAAGTACGGTAGCAGTCATAGATGCTGTTACTCAAAGAGGTGGGTTCAAAGGTGAAGAACTCTCTACAATCGGTGGTCTTAGAGATCAATGCATTCAAATTATTCAAATTAGTGAGGCACTTCAACAAGAAGAGGCAATGAATGATAAGAGTGAACAGAAAGTAGAAGCAAAGAAGTAATGAGTACTGAGTTTCTATGGGTTGAAAAGTATAGGCCTAAGACTGTATCCGATACGATCTTACCTGAATCTTTAAAACAAACCTTCCAAAAGATTGTCGACAGTAAAGAATTACCTAATATGTTGTTCACTGGTACTGCCGGCTTAGGTAAGACTACCGTAGCCAGAGCTCTATGTAATGAGCTCGGCTGCGATTATATATTAATCAACGGTTCTGAGGAAGGTAACATTGATACGCTAAGAACCAAAATAAAACAATTTGCGTCATCTGTCTCACTACAAGGTGGCTATAAAGTTGTAATACTCGATGAGGCAGATTACTTAAATCCTCAATCCACACAGCCTGCATTGCGCGGATTCATTGAAGAGTTCTCCAAAAACTGTAGGTTCATACTTACATGTAATTTCAAGAACAGGATTATTGATCCATTACATTCAAGATGTGGTGTATATGAATTTAATACTTCAAAGAAAGACATGGTTGATCTATGTCAGTCTTTTATGGATAGATGTAAAATTATATTAGCCGATGAAAAGGTTGAATATGATGATAAGCCAATTGCTGAACTTATTATGAAGTTTGCGCCAGATTGGCGTAGAGTACTAAACGAGTTGCAGAGATACTCTGTAAATGGAAAGATAGACTCAGGCATAGTGAATAATCTTCAAGATAAAAACTTCGATGATTTATTCGATCACTTGAAAAATAAAGATTTCAAAAAGATGAGATCTTGGGTGGTCAATAATATAGATACAGATGCAAGCGCTATTTTCAGAGCGATTTATGATAGGATGGTAGATAAAGTTGCCCCACAATCAATTCCACAACTCGTTCTTCTGCTTGCAGATTATCAATACAAAAATGCATTTGTCGCTGATCACGAATTAAACGTGGTAGCTTGTTTAACGGAGGTAATGTCAGATGTTCAGTTCAATTAATTTAACACTATATACTCAAGATAATTGTAATTATTGTCACCTATTAAAAAAGAAACTTGCCGAGTGGGACTTTAGGTATAGAGAAATTAATATTAGTTATGACTTATTTGCAAAGGACTTTATGAGAGAACAAGGGCATAGGACTGTTCCACAGTTATATTGGAATAATACACACCTAAATAAACTTCCAACTACTGAGCTTACTAAAGAGCACATCATAAGCGAACTTGATTATGAAAATTACATGGGTGGAGTTGAAGATTGGGGAAATCAAAAAAGAGCATAACATGGAAGATATAATATATCTAACATTACTTCTTTCTGTTTTAGCCATTGGTGGTTTTGTATTATGGCATCTTGCGTATACTTGGTACAAAGATAGAGAATGGCGTAGAAATAATCCAGAAGAACACGATATATTGCAACGAAAAATAAAGGATGATTTTAGTGGAAATTGAAATGTTAAACCAATTTGTTAATCAACTCGCAATGTGTGAGTTACTATCAGCACACAGCATTATGCAGCCGTCACTAGCATTTGACTGTCTACAAATTGAAAACTTTATAAAAGAATCTTACTTTGATAATAACTATCAAGAATTTATAAAATGGTGGGATGCAACTATAGTTCCAGTAACAGAAGAACTTAATAGGTTAATGATCGAGGCAAAACAATAATGAATCCCTTTGAATACACCAATGCTATAAATTATACTAAGAAAGATATTATGGTTGATGATATATCTGAAAAGGCATACTCATCATACATGATTAACAGGCAGTTATCATACTTTCCTGATACTGTACTGGCTGCAAATGAAATGAATCGTAATCACCACCTAGACAATCGTCTTCAATTCGATTTTTTTATAAATATAATTAGAAAACGTAAAAGGTTTTCTAAATGGTTCAAACCTGAACATATAAGTGATTTGGATGCAGTTAAAAAATATTATGGCTATAGCAATGAAAAAGCCCGCCAAGTTTTAACTATCCTCACCACTGAAAATATAAATGAATTGAAACATAAGGTGGCTAAAGGTGGAAGAAAATAACATTGTAGAATGGAACCCAAGTAATATGCTTGAGGTAACATTGAACGAGCCGGACGATTTCCTTAAAATCAGAGAGACACTCACAAGAATAGGTGTAGCATCACGTAAAGACAATAAGCTGTACCAATCTTGTCATATACTACATAAGCAAGGTAGATATTTTATAGTTCACTTTAAAGAACTATTCTTACTCGATGGTAAGAAGTCTAACTTGGAAGAGAATGATGTTGGGCGTAGAAATACTATAGCAACATTAATGAGTGACTGGGGTTTATTAACTGTAGAAAATAAAGAACAACTACAGCCTATTGCTCCATTAAGGCAAATAAAGATAATCTCATTTAAAGACAAAGATAAATGGGAACTATGTCCAAAGTATAATATTGGTAATGGAACAAAATAAAATTAAAGAAGCTTATAGGATATTCTTTTTAGTAAAAGGTCATCTTGACATTACTGAAGAAACTGCTCTAGCATGTTACGATAATTATTTTAAAAGATTA